ACAATCCGTTCGGTGATTTCTAAATAGTTTGGATAAGTCCTGTTTAAGATATGTTAGGAACCTATTATTACCATGAAATAATCAGAAGGACTATTATAGCCTTTGGTACTCTTTTTAATGAAATTGACATCAAACACCAGACTGCTGCAGGTGGTGCATTTTCAACTGTAAGAGTTCCCATTGCTTATGGCCCCACAGAAAAGTTTTTAGCAAGACTAGAACAGAAACCAGATTTAAGAAAGAGAGTTGCAATAACTTTACCTCGTTTAGCATTTGAGATGGACGGAATATCATATGATCCTGCAAGAAAAGTTTCCACAATGCAAACTTTCAAAGCATTCACAAAAGATGGATCAAAAAGTGCAAGAAAAGTATTCATGCCAGTTCCATACAATCTAAGTTTTAAGTTATATGCAATGACTCAATATAATGAAGATTCTCTACAAATTATTGAACAGATACTACCATATTTTCAACCATCATTTAACTTGACTGTAGATTTAGTCAAAGCAATAGGTGAAAAAAGAGATATACCAATGGTATTAGATAGTGTTACCTTTGACGATAATTATGATAGTGGTTATGAACAAAAAAGAGTGATAACTCATACATTAGGATTTACAGCAAAAACTTACTTGTTTGGCCCAGTGTCAGATTCTGGTTCAGGTCTTATTAAGAAAGTTCAAGTTGATTATCATGCAAATACAAATACTAAGACTGCACAAAGATTCAAGAGATATGTTGCTACTCCTAGAGCACTTAAGGATTATAATGATGATGCAGTCACAAGACTTGCAGAGGATATAACTAAAACTCAAATTAAATTCTTAGTACAAAATACTGCGAGTTTAGTTGTAGATACCTACATTGCAATCGGTGATGAACTGATGTTTATCAAAGAAATTGAGAACAATCACATTACCGTAAAGCGTGGTGAAGATGGAACAACTATAGATACTCATATAAACGGTGATGCAATTGATGCAGTAAATGCTCAAGATGATGCACTTGTTGAAGTTGGTGATGACTTTGGATTTAGTGAACAAAGGTTTGATTTACCTGACTTTAGAACATTCAGTCCTACAAAAGGAGTTGACGTATGAGTAAGTTTGATGAAATAGATGAATTTTTAGATGTAGAACCTGTTGATGCATCAAAAGAAAATAAAATTGAAAAAGTAGAAAAAAAGGAAGATTCTACTCTTGATTATGAATATTCAAGAGGTAATTTATATTCTTTGATTGAAAAGGGACAAGAAGCACTTAATGGTATTCTTGAAGTGGCACAAGGAAGTGATCATCCGAGAGCGTATGAAGTTGCAGGACAATTAATTAAAAGTGTTGGAGATACAACTGATAAGTTAATTGACCTTCAATCTAAAATGAAAGAGTTAAATAAAGAAGAAAAAGATTCACCAAAAACAGTTAATAATGCATTATTTGTGGGGTCTACTTCTGAACTTTCAAAATTATTGAAAAACGGAGTTCTAAATAATAAGGTAGAAAAGGAAGAATAATGAAGTCATTCAAAGAATTTATACAAGAGAGTAGTTTAACTAGACTGAAAAGTAAGTCAGACAAAGGTGGTATGGCCGTTCTTTCTGGAAGTCGTGGTGATAAATCTGCAAAAGAAAATCGTGCAAGAGCAAAACAATTAGATAAAGATATTCGTGGTAAAGGTTTGCCAGGTGCAACTAAAGTAACTGGTAGGTATGATGAGAAAGATGATAAAACTGGTAAGGTTACTAAAGTTAAAGAACGTTCTCACGTTGTAACTTCTGGTAAGATGGGCAAAAGAAAATTCAAAAAAGCAGTCAAAGCACTTGGTAAAAAATATGACCAAGATGCAGTCATCACACAAACAAAAGGTGGTGGAGGTGCTACTCTAAAGAGAACTCGTAAGGGTGCACTACCAAAAAGAAACATACCTATCGGAAAGATGAGACCAGGCAGAACTGGAGAAATGGATACTCGTATCAAGGGTAAGACTTTCACTTATGAATCATATCTTCGTATTCAAGAGAGAGGAAAGACTTATAGTATGGTAATTAGTTGGAGAGGTAAACTTATCAATTCTCAAATGTTCTTTCCATCATTTAAAAGACCAACTAAAGCAGAGATAACAGCAGAAGTACAAAAAGTATATCCAACTGCAATCGTAATGTATTTTAATCCAGCAATGAGAGATCCAACACAACCGATGTTATTTGGTGGACAAGAAACGTAAGTTGTCATGAGTGAAATTTATCTTGGTAATCCTAATCTAAAAAAAGCAAATACACAGATTCAATTTTCTGCAAAACAGATTGAAGAGTTTTTGAAGTGTAAAAATGATCCTTTATATTTTACACAGAAGTATGTAAAAATAGTCAGTCTTGATGAAGGATTGGTTCCATTTAAACCATACAAGTTTCAAGAAAAATTAATTAAGAGATTTCATAAGAATCGTTTTAATATCTGTAAGATGCCTCGTCAGACTGGAAAGTCGACGACTGTGGTATCTTATTTGCTTCATTATGCTGTATTTAATGATAGTGTAAATATTGGTATACTGGCAAACAAAGCTGCAACTGCAAGAGAATTATTAGGAAGATTACAAACTGCATATGAAAATCTTCCAAAATGGATGCAACAGGGTGTGTTGGTATGGAACCGTGGATCACTGGAGTTGGAAAATGGATCTAAAATCTTGGCAGCATCTACCTCTGCATCTGCAGTTAGAGGTATGTCTTTCAACATTCTTTTTCTGGATATCCTACTATCACTTCTGGTAAAAAAACCAAAGTCATCATAGTTTCTACTCCACACGGTATGAATCATTTCTACCGACTGTGGCACGATGCAGAAAGAGGTAAGAATGAATACACACCTACTGATGTTCACTGGTCTGAAGTACCAGGCAGAAATGCAAAGTGGAAAAAACAAACAATCTCAAATACATCAGAACAACAATTTAAAATTGAGTTTGAATGTGAATTCTTAGGATCAATTGACACTTTGATAGCACCAAGTAAACTTAAATCTTTAGTATATGATAATCCAATACAACAAAATGCAGGTTTAGATGTTTACTTCCCACCAGAAAAAAATCACGACTACTTGATGACAGTTGACGTTGCACGAGGAGTTGGTGAAGATTACTCTGCATTTGTTTTAACAGACATTACTGAGTTTCCCCATAAAGTTGTAGCAAAATACAGAAACAACGAAATTAAACCAATGTTGTTTCCAAATATCATATATGAAGTCGCAATGAATTACAATAAGTCATTCATACTTTGTGAAGTAAATGATATTGGAGATCAAATTGCTTCAATACTAAACTTTGATATGGAGTATGAAAATCTTTTGATGTGTTCAATGAGAGGTCGTGCTGGTCAAATTGTGGGACAGGGATTTAGTGGAAAGAAAACTCAACTTGGAGTTAAGATGTCAAAGACAGTTAAAAAGGTTGGTGCATTGAATCTCAAAACTATGATCGAAGAGGATAAGTTAATATTCAAGGATTATAATATAATATCTGAACTTACTACTTTTATATCAAAGAGTAACTCATTTGAAGCTGAAGAAGGGTGTAATGATGATTTAGCAATGTGTCTTGTAATATATGCTTGGTTAGTGGCACAAGATTATTTTAAAGAACTTACTGATCAAGATGTAAGAAAAAGATTATATGAAGAGCAGAAGAATCAAATAGAACAAGACATGGCACCATTTGGGTTTGTATCGGATGGATTAGATGAAACTTCATTTGTTGACAGTGATGGAGATTTATGGCATACTGATGAATATGGGGATCGTTCTTATATGTGGGAGTATCGGTGATGAAAAATCCATTTAAGCATGTTAAATTGAAAAGATTATTATCAAAATCATTTCCAAATAAAAAAATAACTATCATAGATAACAAAGACGGAACACAATCAATCTTTATACTCTAATGGAAAATACTGAAGAGTTTGGTTTTAGTTTAGAACATTTACTCTTTGAAGAAAGAAAGTGTAGAGTATGTGGAGAAACCAAAGACTTAGTTAATGAGTTTTATTTGATTCGTAAAAATAAAAGAAATTTCCCGTCTGGATATTCTTATGAATGTAAGATATGTACAGTCAAAAGAATTGTTAAAAATAGAAAGAAAAATAAGGTATTCACTGAATGGACATATCCAGATTGGTAATGTTCATGCATTGTTTCCCCAATGTAAAAGTAGCAAATAATAAATACTTTTAGTAAAATTGAATCTTTTATAAAGAGGGAAAGACATGTCGCTTAACTTAGTATCTCCTGGAGTCAAGGTAAGAGAAGTTGACTTGACTATCGGTAATATATCTGGAGCACAAGAACTGGTCGGAGCGATTGCTGGCCCATTTGAAAAAGGCCCCATAGATGTACCGATATTGATAGAGAACGAGCAAGATCTTATAGCAACTTACGGAAAACCATTAGAAACAGACGGACAATTTGAATATTGGATGACTGCATCATCATACCTTTCATATGGTGGTGTTTTAAGAGTCTTAAGATCCGATAGCACAAATTTAAACAATGCAAATGCTGGTGTTAGTATTGCATCAACAACTGTAAAAATCAAATCATATGATGATTACACAGCAAATTACACACTTGCTTCTGATTGGTTTTATGCAGCAAAGAATCCTGGTACTTGGGGTAATGGATTAAAAGTATTCACAATTGACAACTTTGCAGACCAAGTAATTAGTGGTGTAGGAACTGCTGGTATTACAGTTGGAATGGGTGTAACACAGGTAATAACTGGAAGAACTCGTGTTGGGCCAGGTACAGAAACAACTTATGGTTCAGGTTTTGTGAGAGGAATTATAACTGGAGTTGGAACTGCTGCTGGTGCAGGAATCGGAACTGACGCAGTTACAGTTAAGGTTGTAGATAGAGTAACTGCTGGTGGTATTGTTTCAGCAACAAATTATGATGAACTTAAGTTCTTAACATCGACATCAGAAACAGAAACTACAAACGTATCAACAGGAATTGGAACAACATCAGGTATTGTTGATACTGCTTTTGATATTACAATCACAGGAATCACTACAACTTCTGCCTCTGCTGCCATAGATCAAGACATAGCACTCGGTGATGTTGTAACATCAACTGGTGGAGCATCTGTAGTTGCTGCAGGCACAACTGTTATTGGTATTGGTGTAAGCACAGTGACATCC